CCTCCGGTTCGGTCGTAAAAACGGGGATTTCGACCCCCGCCTTTTGATAGTGTAATTTCATGGCTGGCAGTGCCACTGCATACGGATTGGCAGCCAAGCGCTTGCCTTCCTCGTCAATCAGACTGATTTCTGCCACTGGCCAACTCGTTATTTCGCCATTGTCGGCCACGCGCACAAATTGAGCAATGGACCCGGATGACGCACGAGCTATGCCCTTCTTGGCAGCTTCCCAAATACGTTTTGCAAATTCATTTGTCTTATCCAGGACCACCCGCCACCAAACGCCATCCGCCTTGATGGTCGGCTTGCCTTCAGTCTGGCCAATGTACTCAGGATCGCCCATCGGCTTCCGGTCGGGACCATACCCGTGATAATAAGCAATCAGCGGGGTTGGAAATTGGTCAAGGTGCAGCCTTGTGGCGGGGGTAAAATACTCGCCATCCAAATCCTTGCCGCCGTCCGGCCCGCCGAATGGCACGCCGAGCACATCCAGCGCCCAATCGCCGGCGGTCTTGACTGCTCCTATCATCATCCGATCTGCCATAAACTCCTTAAACGACAAACGGCGCATTCATAAATCTCTCAGAAGAGACTTACAAATGCGCCGCTTTACAATTGATTTTGACGCCTCGCCTTTGCGCCTTTTTACTCACTCGCCTTTACTGGGGCCTATGGAGTTATCCTGCGCTTTCGGCTATTTAATTGGCAATTTCATCTTAGCACAAAGAATCGATAATGTCAATCTATGTTTTCTTCGCTTTCTTTGCCGCTGTTTTCACCAGGGCCTTCGGAGCCACAACTTTGACCGGCTTCGCATTCTCTTTCGCGTCAGCCACGCCCAACTGATAGGCCGCCATAAGCGCAGCGTCTTTATCGACCATAACAATACCATTGGCGACAAGCGCCACTTTCAATTCGTCAACGTTCGTTTTGATGCTCATGGATTCAATCCTCTTTTCTTGATTTCTTCCCTGATACTCAGGGTGACAATTTCGCGCACCGGCCCGGCTTCACTCCGCGCTACTTCCTGGATAGTCAACCAGCCGCGCTGCGGCGCCCACTTCGCCACACTCGGACCGTCATGCAAGAACGGCGCATAACTGACATTATTGCCCACACTGGCGGTCAATCCGCCATTCAATTTAGCGATCGTCCACTTGCGGCCCAGGGTCTGGCTGGTGTGCTTGCTGTGTACCCCACCACCCTTAAGCGCCCAGAAGGATCCCGTGCCCCGGATGTACCAGTGCTTCGGATAAACACCTGCAACATTGGCATTGGTGGACGGCGGGTATTTTGAGATAACACCCTCCACCTCAAGCGCGCCCGCCTGGATGCCGGCGATAAAGGCAGGAAGCAGGTTCATTTTGCGGGCAACGCGCTCAATGTCCGCCAGGTTGATCGAGACGCTTATGATTTCGTCAGGCATGGCGCACCTTGAATTTATGGTTTAGCCGGCAACGGCAGCGAATATGAGCTGGAGGTGGAGTTGTCCACACACCCGAACTCAAGCGTTTCCCATTGCGAGGACCACATATCGCACAAACCCGATCGTCGTTATTCGTTGACCATTCCGGGTCATCCTCCAAAGAGGAATTGTCGGCCATGATTTGATCTACGATTCCCTGTTCTCCTTGCACGGATGCACGTGTGATTTCGGTCACACTTATGGACTCAGCCCTAACGGGACCAAATAGCGGAGCGATCTTATCTTGCAGCTCGCCAATGGTCTGGCCTGCCGTCTGGTAATAGCCGCTCACCGCTGATTGCAGTGCAGTGCGGGTATTATCGGTAATGCCCTTGACCAGGTCAAAGGAATACTGCCCTGCCCAATTTACAGCTTGGGTGTTAATCAGCGCCCAATCCACTCCTATGCTCTGGCTCCCCAGGAACTCCGCCGCCTGGTCCAAGTATAATTTCGACAAGAAAGGGCGCAGCACACCTAACAATTCCTCTCCGATGGTATTCCAGAATTCAGGCGGGACCCTTTCCAATTGCGGCGGATCGCCCATGTATTCTAGCAGGCGCGCCATTTGGTCTTGCTGGAGCTTGCCCAACTCGCGGCCCAACTTGCGCTCGAGCTCGTCGCGCAAAATCACATCCGGCATTACGGGTATCCTCTCCAGGTCATTGCATTGGCAAAGATGCGCTTCACGTCATCAGCAGATTTTGCCGCTTCCAGTCCTCCTGCTATTGTACCATTCAGGCTAGCGGGAACCGCATCACTCGCAAACTCGCACGCCGCCGACTTGCGCTCCCGCAGCCGCTTGATAGCCTTGACTTGCCAGCGGGAGAGGTCGGATTGCAGGCTGTTCGTCCCTTGGTCGGATTGGGTTGGCTGAGTAGATGCTACCGGCCAATTCGTAACCGGGATGGACGCGGGGTTATCGACCGGCGCCAGAGCGGCCACTGGCGCGGGCGGCTGTACCTGCGTCACCAGCAAGTTGTCCCGCTCATCGCCCAATAACTCAGACTTGAATTTATCCACACGCACCTCGCCGATGGTGTGGAAGCGGGCATACTGGTCATTCTCCTGAATCTGCAGCGCCCGGTCGGTGATGCGAATGTCCTCGAACTTGGCGCGCAGGTTGACGCCATACAACGGCAGGATGGTTTTGGTAATACGCTGCGCCACACTGACCATCGCCGGCCACATCGCCAGATCGGTCAATGTCGCCTTGCCAGTTTTGGCATTGGCTTCGGTTGCGTTCACACTGAGCATCGAAGCCAAGCCCGGCGCAATCACTGCCCAGATCTCCTCCCTAGACATGTTGCGGCTTTCCAGAAACTGCATTTCCTGTTGGGTGGCCACCATGGGCAACCAGTTCACGCCATCGCCTACGTTGCGCAGGAGCAGCGGCCCGGATCTGTTGACGCCGCCCCACTGTTGCTTCAGGTCCTTCTTCAGCCGGTCAAAGTCAGAATCGTTTATTGCGTCCTTGAATGCCAGCGCGCCTTCTGGCTTGGCGTTGTTTTTGCCAAACAGGTTGGCGTTGTATTTGACCATGTTGGTATCAGACTCAGCGGTTACATAGAGCGGCTCCGCTTTGCCCATGCCCAGGAACAACGATTGCGGATTGAATGTCTTGAAGTGGCATACCTGCTCAACCGGGATCTGATAGGTGACCCCATTGCCAGGCGTATATTCGTAATGCGAGAGGAACAGCTTCCCGTCCGGGATGGGTGTCATGCAGTTGGGCAGCATCAACCAGGATTCAACCGGCGTTTTATCGGTGCCCAAATTCAGCCACCAATACGCAGACCCCACCAGGCGCAAGAATGCAAACGTGCCTTGCATAAACTCAAACCTGGACATGAGCGGGTTGGGGTTGTCCAGCAGCATCTCGAAGGGATGATTGGGAATATCCTTCTCGTCCTGTCCGCTCGCCTGGAATACATTGAGCGCGGTGGCCGCGCATAACGCCGAGTAGATTTCGATGCCTGAATTGATCCAGGTGACTTTGGAGTATAGGCCGATCTGCGCATCGTAGATACTACCATCTCCAAGCATCCAGCGTTCCGCCTCAGCCTGGCCCAATGCCCAATCCGGGTATTGCGGCTTGGCGCGCGCTTTTGTGTATCCCATCCGCGAGAGTAGATTTGAAAACAAGCTCATTAGTTCACCCATCCTATTAAATCTTTGGCTGACGGTCGCTGAAGTGCATTCCAAGCAATCGCCAGCGACATAACACAATCATCGTGCATCCCGGCCGGCGCAGAATATGTGAATGACCCGGAAGGTGAGCGTTTGCTTTCGTAACTCAGCAACTCGCCGATCAATACCGGATCATTGATAATTCCAATCTCGCCATGCTCGAAGGCGCTTTGTAGGTTGGTGATTATGGTCTGCTTTGTACCGCTGGTGGTGGTGAATGGCTGGATGTTCATGCCGCGCCGGTTGAGGTTGTCGATCACCGGTTGCCCGATGCTGTTCGCCTCTACCGCCATGCTGCCCATATTGAATTTTTGATAACACGCCCAAAGACGGTCTTCCAGGACGTTGTAATCTACTCGGTTGAAGCGGTCAATATGCACCAGTTGTTTGGCTTGCACGTCCATCGCACTGATAACGGTAAAATCTACGCTGGCAGCCACGTCCACGCCGGCAATGTATTGGCGCCCATGCAGTGGTGCATCAATGGCCGTGACTGTTGCCGCATCCTGGATGCGGCGAAAGACGGAACCTTCCGCGTCTACAAACTCGCCCAGCCATTCCTGGCGATAACTTAATTCAGGAATGCGTCCCTGCGCAAGCTTGGCAGCCTTTTGAATATTGGGGTTTGGGTTTGCGGATGATGGCGCGGTCCAACTGGCCTGCTCTTTTCCATCTGACAGCCCACGCTGGTATTCATTCCAGAACCAATTGCGCCCGCGCGGTGTGCTGATTAGAATTGCATCGCCATTCTCGTCAGCCAGCGTTGGCATGATTGCATCCGTCCAGGCCGTCTCGCTGATCCTGGCAGCCTCGTCTAATACCACCAGGTTGAAATGATCGCCGCGGATTGAGTCCTCGTTGTCGGCGGAGAAGATTCCAAAAAAACCGCCGTTGTCAAACTCGATCGTGCGCTCCGCCTGGTTGACGCTGGCGATCTTTGCTTGCCTCAGCGGCGCGACCGTATTATCTGCCCAACGCCAAATGGTGCGCCCGTTCTTGTAAATGGGTACAATCCAGGCGCAACGTCCACCAGCATTGGCCGTGGCAAGAGAGAGAGCACCACCCATCACAGTTTTACCCCACCTGCGACCCATCGACAGTATTTTGATCTTCGCTAGATGCTGTGATATTATCCATTGATCGGGGCGCAAGATTGGCAATAGCAGTTCGATAATCAACTCCTTTGATAATTACGGTTGACTTGGTTTTCACCTCACCACTCAGGTTGACTTCATCCGGTGGCTTACCGTAAGCATAGGCGATGAAAGCCTGCACCAGACGCGGGTCTTTCGACTGCGCCCAGGAACGCATAATAATTTCGACTCGTGTTACTTTGGTGTCATTCTTGATTATGGCTTCGTGCGCTATTTGTTGGGCGAGTTTACGGAGTTCGTCAAAGGATTTTGGTCGTCCTTTGCGGTTGATGCGCTTGTCGCCTTTGACAAATCCCTTGCCGGTAATACCACCCTCAGCCATTACGTTG